GGTAATTCGTGCTCTCGTACTAAAAACGGAAGTACTTCCTCAACCTCTTGAGCAATTAATCCAATTTCTTTCTGGCCCTCTCTGTTTCCAGCATTCCATTTATAAGATACACCTCGAAGCTTTTTAACGGTCTCTGAGGCATTTTCTATCGTTTCTATGTTATCCTTCAATCTTCTGTCTGAAATGGTCGAAGAATAAGCTATAACATCGTTGTCAAAGTGAGCCACACCGCTACTATTTAACCTAAATTTCTCAGTCTCTCCGATAAACATCTGTATTCCAAGTGAAGAACCTTCTATCCAATGTCCGTCTCCTAAAGCATCTAAGTCACCTAAGTGAAAGTATCCTGTATCATCTATTTGCATCAATCTATCTCCCGATGAATCTACTGTAAGAGAAGATGATTTGATATTACCATTAACCTCTAACTCAGAACCTGGACTAGTCGTTCCAATACCCACGTTACCGTTGGCTAAAATAACCATTTTTGAACTGTTATTGTTCCAAAAGCGCATTACTCCGTTCTCTCTATTTATAATATAGGAATCTACTCCAAATTGTAATAGTTCTAAGCCACTACCTAATGAAGAGCCGCTTCCTGTATCAGTTAATCTCAGCGTTGATCCGTTTCCTGTAGCGTTGATTTGTAGAACTTTACTGTAACTAGTTGTAGGACTATCCGTTCCGATACCGACGTTTCCTCCGTATAATTGAAGAGCTAAGTCTTCATTGCTACTTGTTCCACCAGTGTTTTGAGCTTGAATGTATGAATGAGTATTTCCTGAACCGGAAGTTTCAATAAGTAGCCTAGAGCCAATTGACCCTTGCACGTAATCAGATGTAACTGTTGAAATAGCTCCGTCTACTTCTAAAGCTGTATTTGGACTAGTCGTCCCGATACCTACGTTGCCTACAAAAGAAGAGTCTCCTGTTCCTTGTACTGTTGTAGTTCCTGTAACTGTTAGATCACCAGTTAAAGTATCTGTAGTGTCCTTTAAATACCCTGAAATATTATCAGCGTGAATATTCGTAGCACCTTGGTCAGTTGTCCAATCAATATGCTCGTTTGAAACAAAACCTGTTAGAGTATCGTGATTTAAAACTACAGCCCCTGTAGCTCCATCTACACTAGTAACGCCACCAGTAGGTGAAGATAACTCTGTGAAATCTGCCATAGTTCCCGCAGTTCCACCGTTATGCATATAAGTTTTGTTTTCGTCAGACCTTACTACTACATCACCTTCTTGAGTTGTTAAAGCTAACATATTTACCTCAGAAGATGCAATTTGAACGGAAGTAATGGCTGTAGCTGGTAAATTCGTTATATGAATAGTTCCCGCAGAAGATCCTGTCCAGTCGATGTGTTCATTAGCTACAAATCCAGTTAAATCATCGTGATTGATACCGGAAGACAAATAAGTGTTTGAATCTACCGATCCATCAGCTTTAAGGAATTGAGATGACGTACCTGTAGGAGTTTGGAATCCAGTAGCCTCTATATTGACTGAGCTATCTATCTCAGTAGTACTAATAGATAAAGGAGTTTCGTTTCCCAAACCATCAGTAACTACTTTCTTACTACCTGTAAGATTATCGTTATCTTTTAGTTTAAGTAGTGAGTCGTATGTACTTTTGACTGTTGTTCCTGTTAGTGTAGCCATATATTATATGTTCCAGCCACCGAAGCTGCTGTCTTTTGTTGGTGATAATTCGTCTCTATTGTTCGTTAAGTATTCTGGAAACAGACTAGGATAGTTACACAAGTAGTCTATCATTCTAGTAGCGTAGTGCTGCGCTGTATCTCTAGTAGCTTCCATCATCATAGATATATCTGACTTACTAAGTGTCTCAGCTGATTCGCTAGTATGTTTAAAAACTCCTTTATTGTTTATACTAAACTGACTAAAAGGTAGAAACTCTAGTAAAGCGTATTGCGCTAGAATAGGTTTGATATGATTCTTAATTAATAACTCATAGTCACCTGTTAAAGTGTCGTTGATTATATCTGACTGTAGCTTGTTATATAGTCTAGATCCTAGTAGTTCGTGTACGTGTATATCTTGCGCGATCTCAATGTACTGAATAACTCTATCGAAATCTAGGTTTCCAGATATTGGCGTGTATCTTATAAGATCCTCTCTGCTAATGAAAATTGCTTTACTCATTTTTTATCTTTTTTTACGTCTTTTATTTTTACCTCGGCCGCCCACATAGTTAGGGTGATGTCCTTTGTCCGATCTATCTATTTGAGCTTCGGCTACTCTTTTGTCGTTTTTAAATTTCTTTTTATCTTTGTTAAAACCATCCTTCTTAGCTTCAGCTTGTGATTTACTTACTACTCCATTCATAGCGTTACCTCCCCAGGCTTCACCGTTTAATTTTGATTTCTTAACGTATATACGTCTCTCAAACTTATGGTAGCAATTAACACCGCCTTTGTGTAACCACAGCGAATAAGGTTGTCCGTTATGGCCCAGTCTAGAATTTATACCGTCTTGCTTCATTTTAAGTATATCTTCTTTTCTGTATAGTCTGTCAGCACCTTCCATAGCTCTGCAGAAAGCTCGACCTCCTTTAGATTTTCCGTACTTTCTAGATCCCTGTACATACTTATATCTAACTTTTATAAAGTCAGTGTCTTGTACTGAATCTAACTCCCTTCTATCTGCTGGAGCTGAACTAAGGTTTACAGAGTTAAGAGTAGCGTTAAGCATACCCTCAAAGTCCTCGTCTTCTGTTTCGCCATCATCTATAGTAGCGTTAACTAATGAGTAGTTATCGTCTTCTAGCTCACCTACTTTATTTAAGTAGATTAAGATGTCACTGTATTCTAGGTCTTTTTTACACATATCTATCTCTTATTAATATATAAGTCCATAGCGTAGTTAATCTGGTCAGCTATACTAGAGTCAGCTGATAGGTTAACATCTTTATTGTTTTCTTTTTTATCTTTGTCGCTTGTATTTTTTGCTTCCTTTACAGCTTCTTTATTATCACCTTCTGCATAATCCTCTTCTACTTCTTGGTTTTCTTCTGTGAATTCTACAGGCTGACTAGTTACAAAGATCATCTCTGGCACTTCGCCATTAAGCTCTAGGATCTCTTCTAAGCTATCTAAAAGCTCGTCCTGGAAGTTTCTAATAACTGTAGAATTAAATAGCTGTGATGCTACCATAATCTCGTCAGAATTAGATGCTAGTCCGTTACCACCGTCTTTGATTCCTAATAACATAGGAGACGTTACTCTGTGGCCCACTAATATCTTATGCATAGCCTCGTTAGCTAAGTATTCGTAGTGAGATGGTGCGTCGTTTAAAGATATATCTTCTACACTAGCTTTGTTCTCTGAAGACTCGTTGAAAGCTACAATAACTTTTTGACCTCTAGCTCCTGTTAATTTACTCTTTACATCTCTAGTGATAGCGTCTCTCTCTTGTGCTGAAGGCACTCCGTTATTAAAATTGATAACCTTAGTACCACTAAAAGAATTCTTTGCCTCGTTTAATAAGTAGTCTGCGATTTCGTTCTCTAATTCACAATAAGGTAAAGCTCCAGAGTATCCTACAGGGCTAAAATATGAGTATCCAGATACATAAGGCTTAACGATAAATAACTCGATTGCTTCTTTAGAGTTACCGAATGTAGGTATCTTTCTTAGAGTGTCGTTAGGTGATTTATTGATCCAGTCTGGGTGATAGTAATAGTTCTCTATAACACCTTCTGAATTCATTTTCTCTGGCCTTAGTGTATGTATTGGGAAGTGTTTAATCTTCACTACTTTTCTATTGTTACCAGATCCACTGTAAATAACTTGCATAGCAGACTGTCCTAGCATTTTACGCTCTAGTATGATCTTTTTAAGACATCTATGTCCAACAACACTACGTAAGTCTTTTACTTCCTTAGAATCGATCTCTTTGCCCTCTATGCAGATTCCTTTACCATATATAAGATCTGAAATAGATTTTATAGCTGCATTGTTAGTAGCAGAAGATAAATAGTTCTGGATTAAAAAGTTATAGTAGTTATTGTCTTCACCATAAGCTACATAGTCTTTGTGCTTTTCTTCGATGGCCTTAGGCATATCGTAAGCTGATAAGTTTATTAAGTTTAAATTCATTAGTCTAAAATTGTGTAATTATTAGTAGATGCTTTTACAGTATACTTTTCCTCATTTACTGAGAAATTATTAAGATCTTTTGACGTCGTAAAGAATTTACCTCTATAGATTACTTTGCCGTTAGATATTCCTTCTATTAAATAGTGTACTTCATCGTTTAAAGATATCCCTTCATCGGTAAAGTTACATACTAGTCTCTGGTAGTAAGAGAATTCAAACATATTAAAATTAGTAGATGGTGATACAAATGTAGCGGAGTTACTGTCATTACCGTCTTGCTTTATAGACCAGGCGATAGGCTGTGTAGCTACTAGAGATCCTTCTAGATTTGTGTTTATGTTTAAAGTCTCCAATCCTGTGTTAGAGATGTTTATGTAGTTCATTGTTACTCTTTATTTAAAAACAATATTTAGCCCTTAATAGAACACTTAACAAAAAAAAAGAGCCACCGATTAAGGTAGCTCTAGTTTATTTACTGTTAGAGTTAATTATACTCCTACAGTTACAGAAAAATCAGTGTCAATGTCTCCAGTGAATTCTTTAGCGAATCCTTTCTCCATTGCTGAAAATGTTAATTCATATCCAGATTTGTCCCCTAAAGAGCTACCAGTTGAAGCTGTAGCATTCATTTCAGCTCCAAATTCTTCAGCCATCATCCAAACCTTACCGTTATTATCTTCGATTAAGATTTGAGGACGTCCATAAGCTAAAAGCTTTACTTCTTTGTGAGTAGTAGCATCTTGCTTCTTTAAAGAAACTGTTAAAGTTTGCTCTGCGAAAGTAGTACCGTTGTCTCTAGATGACGTTAATGATTGCTCAAAAGTAGATGTACCTCTTAGGTCATACTTGAAAGCGTCTGGAGTAGTAGATGCAAATGCAGAAACTGTTTCGTCAGAAATAGTCAAAGCTCCCATCGCTCCAAAATTTACAAAGTAGATAGCGTTCAATCCCCCTACAGAGTCTTTACATCCTTCTAATCTACCAGCTGTTATATTACAAGCCATAATTATTATATTTTTAAGTTATTGATTATTAGTAAGTTAACCTCCCCTAATTAAAGGGAAGGATTAACTAATTTACTGTTAATTATACTACTGATCTCAATACTAATTCAGATCCGATAGCGTAGTTTACACCAGCACTATAACGCATAATTACACGAACATTTTGACTCCCGTCAATATCTGCTAAATCGATCAATTTAACAAGATTCTGGTCTGATTGTAAACCGCAGCCGAAAAACATATTGTCCTTTTCTCCAGCTACCATAACTCCAGCACTAAGACCGTTTGCTACAAATAACTTAACTCCTTCGAA